TGAACGGAGCACGCTCCCCATTGACGAAATGATGGTCAGGAACATCCAGGCGTTCGGCGTCCTGGAGCCGGTCATCGTCACGCGCGATGCCGAGACGGGCGACGTGCTCGTGGTTGACGGCCGTCAGCGCGTGCGCCACGCCATCATCGCCAACGAACGCCTGTCGGCTGCCGGCTTGCCTACCCTGCTGGTTCCCGCCAGCACGCGCAAGGGCGACGATCCTGCGACCCTCATGGGCATCATGGTGGCGACCAACGAAGTGCGCCAGGCTGATCCGCCGATGATCCGGGCCGCGAAGATGCAGCGCCTCAAGAACCTGGGTCGCGACGAAGGCGCCATCGCGCTCGCGTTCGGCGTGAACAAGCTCACCGTGAGCAATACGCTTGCCCTGCTCGACTGCTCCAAGGCCGTCCGCGATGCCGTCGAGTCCGGCAAAATCGGCGTGACCGAGGCGCGAACGCTCTCCAAGCTCAAGCCGGCCGAGCAGTCCGCCAAGGTGCGCGAGTTGATCGAAGCGACGGCCGGAAAGACCGGGCACGCCAAGGCGCGGGCGAAGCGGGCGGTTGTCCAGGGCGATACCAAGCCAAAGATGAAGTCACGCAAGGAAATCGAGGCACGGCTGCATGAAAGCGGCGCAGCGCTGGCAACCGCCTCCATGCAGGGTACTGACGTGACGTATCGCGCGCTTGAAGTCGCCACGCTTCAATGGGTTCTCGGCTGCGTTCCAGCCGAACCCGAGAAGGACACCCGCACCGCACCCCTGTTCGAGTCCGCCTAAGGTGCGCGCCCCGCCAGTCACTGCCGAGTCTATTCGTGCCGCGACCGTCGAGGCGCCGCAATGGTATGGGCTCGACCCCGATCTAGGCCCGTGCTGGGTGGGGCAGGATGGCTACGCATGCCGCTATGGCTATCGAAGGCTAGACCTGCGCATTCGCGGCCTCGACGGGAAGCAGAAGCGCCTCTCTGCGCACATCCTCGCATGGCTGCTCGACTGCCTGGGGCCAATGGAGCGGGATGACCTGTATCTGGCCTACCTGGAGTTCAGGGCCAGCGGATTACAGCTCGACCATCTCTGTAACGAGCCATCGTGCAGACGCCCAAGCCACCTCAACCCCTGCACTCAGAGCGAGAACATCCGGGCTGGCCTCGAGCGCGACTATCAGCGGTGCCTAACGCGCGCACCCGTCGAGCACTACGAAGAAGAAGAGATTCTGCCTTTCTAACCAACCGAGAAACCCCATGATCGCAACCATTGGCCTTACCCTGCTGCTGTTCCTCGGCATCGTCTACCTCCTGCCGACGATCATCGCGGTCGCGCGAAGTCACCCGGCCGGCCCGCTCATTTTCATGGTGAACATCGCATTCGGCTGGACGCTGCTGGTGTGGATCATCTGCATCATCTGGGCATTCAGCAACGATCTAGCACGCGCCAGGCGCTCGGCCTAACAGGCTCCTCCCTCGCCGGCACCACGCCGGCTTTGCCCGCACGCGTTTCGGCGCCTGCGGGCTTTTTCTTTGCGGACTGTTGACAACGGGTAATCGTGTGAGCGATACTTGAGACTCAGCAACCGGAGAGAATAATGATCCAAGTCACCATCGCCCGCAATGCCGCAAAGACCGCATGGCTCGTGATCGGCTGCCCGACACCCGGCGACGCGCGCACCAACATCCTGACGTTCTCGGCAACGCGCAAACAAGCGCGCGAGTGGGCGGCAGCTCATGGTTACGGGTTCCCGGCGTGATTGCTGCGCTCTTTGTTGAGGCTGGCGGGGCCTACACGGGCCTTGCGGACTGCTGGGATGAGTCCAGGGATGCCCGCCTAGCCTGGGGCGTCGGTGCGGCCGTTCTACACCCTCCGTGCCAGCGCTACGGAAAGTTCTGGCACGGCAGCACCCGCAAGCCCCATCAGTTCAAACTTGGCGACGACGGCGGATGCTTCGCCCATGCGCACGACTATGCGCGAAAATGGGGGGGCATCATCGAGCATCCGATGGACTCGCATGCCTGGGCCATGTTCGGCATCATCAAGCCGCCGCGTTCGGGCGGCTGGGTTCCTAGCGGGGATGGTGGCTGGACGTGCTGCGTCTACCAGGGCCACTATGGGCACTTGGCCGGCAAAGGGACATGGCTCGTGGTCTATGGCGTTCATCGGTCGCGCCTTCCCGAGCTACGCTGGGGCAAGCCCGAACAGCGCATTCATCCCCGCGCCTTAGAACTGCATGGCTACGAGAAGGCGCGCCGCATCGGAATGATGGCAATGGTCGGCGGCAAGGACAAGACCCGAATTCGCAATGCAACGCCGGCCGAGTTCCGGGACGTTTTGCTCGGCATCGCTAGAAGCGCGACATTCGCCTAGTTTCCCCTTGACGCGAGCAATCGTACTAGCGATACTAAACCCCTCACAACCAGGAACAACCATGCTCCACCAAATCAAGCATCGCTTTTCGGGCGCCGTTCTTTTCGAGTGCGAAGTCCCGGACGAAATCGCCAGCGGTCTGCGGACGCGCCATGCGCTGGAAAAGGCTGTCCTCACGGACGCTGTCCTCACGGGCGCTGTCCTCACGGACGCTGTCCTCACGGGCGCTGACCTCACGGACGCTGTCCTCACGGGCGCTGACCTCACGGACGCTGACCTCAGGGGCGCTGTCCTCACGGACGCTGTCCTCAGGGGCGCTGACCTCACGGGCGCTGACCTCACGGACGCTGACCTCAGGGGCGCTGTCCTCACGGACGCTGTCCTCAGGGGCGCTGACCTCACGGGCGCTGACCTCACGGGCGCTGACCTCAGGGGCGCTGTCCTCACGGACGCTGTCCTCACGGACGCTGTCCTCACGGGCGCTGACCTCAGGGGCGCTGACCTCACGGACGCTGACCTCACGGGCGCTGACCTCAGGGGCGCTGACCTCACGGGCGCTGACCTCACGGGCGCTGACCTCAGGGGCGCTGACCTCAGGGGCGCTGACGCCGCCAAGCGGGCAACTAACGAACAGTCCATCGAAAGCCTGGACAAAGTACGCGCCATCGTCATGGATGACCGCGCACGCCTTGAAATGCGTCACTGGCATAGCGATAACGCATGGAAGGCTCGCACCTGCGCTGAAGAAACGCTCTGTGGCACGACTCATTGCATGGCCGGTTGGCTGCAAGTCTGCTCGACCGACCCGGAGATTCGCGGGATGGATACGCTGACTGCTGGCGTTCTGGCTGCGCCGGTCGCAGCCAAGATGTTCTTCCGCGATGGCGAGACGGCCTTCAAGTGGCTGGAATCGCGCCAGTACGTCGAGGACATTGCGGAGCAGGAGCGCCGCTCGGCCGAACGCAAGGCGCGGAAGGCTGCAGGGGGCCAATCCTGAGCCGATCCGGGCCGAAGCCACCCAACCCCAGCCAGGCCGCCCCGCGCGGCCTTTTTCACGTCCGCGCCGATTCCTTGTGTGGGCTACCGCACGGAAAAGTTCACTCGCCGATGGAAGAAAATACATGTAATTTCATCAATTTAGCAATTGACATGCCCCGCAGAGCAGACGTTACACTTAGGTCGCGCGGCAAGGGGGGCACCCCTGATCGGGGTTCATCGCCCGTTCATGCCGCGCTCCTAAACGATGACCTGCCGATGGAGGTGCCCGAGTGGCAACAAAGCGCAAAGCGCTCAGCAAGAAAACCCGCTTCGACGTGTTCAAGCGGGACAAGTTCACTTGCCAATATTGCGGCGCCGTTCCGCCTGCAGTCCTGCTTCATGTCGATCACGTCCACCCGGTAGTCGAGGGCGGAGAGAACGACCAGGACAACCTAGTGACGGCCTGCGAGCCATGCAACCTTGGGAAGGGTGGCCGGCTTCTTTCCAGCGTTCCCCAGAGCCTCGCCAGCAAGGCCCGCGAGACGGCGGAGCGCGAAGCTCAGCTCCTCGGATATCAAGCCATCCTGAACGCGAAGCGAGAGAGGATCGAGGACGAGACATGGCGCGTCATTCAAACCCTGTGGCCCGGCAGCGACAACGTGTCGTCGTCGGATTACAAGTCCGTGCGGGTGTTCGTGGAGCGCTTGGGGCTCTACCCAACTTTGGAGGCCGCCGATACCGCGCGTGCGTCCCGCGCACCGTCGTACAGGCTGTTTCGATACTTCTGTGGCGTGTGCTGGAGCAAGCTCCGCGAGGCGAGCAAGTAATGGCCCGAATCAGGACGATCAAGCCAGAGTTTCCTCAGTCGGAAAGCATGGGCCGCGTAAGTCGCGATGCTCGACTGTGTTTCATCCAGCTTTGGACGCTCGCCGACGATGAGGGGAGGCTTCGAGGAAATTCGCGAATGCTCGCGAGCCTTCTTTTCCCCTACGACGATGACGCTCCGTCGCTGATTGACGGGTGGCTGGCGGAGCTTGAGGAGCAAGCTTCGATTCGTCGCTATCAGATCGACGGAACGAACTATGTTCAGGTTATCGAGTGGACGAAACACCAGAAGATCGACAAGCCTTCCCCCTCGAAGATCCCCCCAATCCCGGCCGATTTCGAGTCCACCGCCAAGACGTCATTTGATGGGTCTTCGATAATCCTCTCGAAAGCTCGCGAATCCTCGTTGGGGGATCAAGGATCAAGGATCAAGGATCAAGGAATGGATCAGGATCAAGGATCAAGGAAGCCGCCGGCTGCGCCGTGGCTCACCGTCGATGACCTGATTTCCGATGGCCTCACGCCGGAAACGGCTCAGGGCTTCCTTGATCACCGCCGGGCGAAGAAGGCCAAGCTGACGGCGCTCGCGTGGAAGGGATTCCTCGCCGAAGTTGAAAAGGCCACCGGCTGGACGCTGGAGGCCGCTTGCCTCAAGGCCATTGCGCGCAACTGGACGGGATTCGAATCCACATGGGTGTTGGACTCTCCGCGAGCGGCCGGCGGCCACATCAATCGCCAGCAGGCTCTCGAAGACAGCAACAAGGCTGTCGGAGATCGCTGGCTTGCCAAGCAACAGGCGCAACGCGCCGCAGGAGAAACTCATGAAACCCAATGAACAGTCTGAATTCGTCGCTTACATCACGCAGGTGCTAGGGTTCTATCGCCAGGATGCATCGGAGTTCGCGATCGATGTGTGGTGGCAAGCCTGCCAGCCCTTCGAGATGGAGCAAGTCCGTCGAGCCCTTGGGGCGCATGCGCTGCACCCCGAAAAGGGACAGTTCCATCCGAAGCCGGCCGACCTCGTGCGCGAGCTGGCGGGAACCTTCACTGATCGCGCCCTGATGGCATGGGGCCGCGTCACGCGCGCTATGTCGGACGTGGGCGCCTATGCCACGGTGGACTTCGGCGATCCCGTCATCCATGCCGTGGTGCGCGAACTGGGCGGCTGGTCGATGATCTGCCGCATCCCGAACGACGAGCAGCAATTCCTTCAGAAGCGGTTCTGCGATTTCTTCCGCACGTACACCACGCGCGGAGCACCGGACGCGCCGCTGGCGCTGCAAGGCGAGCATGACACTGGCAATGCGGCGAAGGCACTGGAATCGCCAGATGATGTCAAGCGCCTGGGCGAGCAACCGGCCCCGAAGCGGATTCACTGACCATGAAATCCAAACTCCAAATGCGCCACTGGTGCGAGCACTGCAAGAAATCCGGCGCGCAAAGGGCGGCAATGCTCAAGCATGAGATGGGGTGCACGCTCAACTGGCAACGCAAGTGCCGCATGTGCGAGGCTGGCGGCGAGGCGCAGGTGCCCGCCGACGAATTGCAGGCTGCTTTTGATGAGGGCGGCTTCAAGGGCCTACGCGATGCATGCTCTCAATGCCCCGCCTGCACATTGACAGTCCTACGCAAGGCGCACAGCAAGCAGGCTGGGGAGTGGGCCGAGGGGGACATTTGCTCGACCGACGATGACGGCCAGTACAAATACGACTTCAAGGCTGACTGCAAAGACTTCTGGAGCGCGGTCAATTCAACCAAGCATGACGACGGGTATTACTGATCATGCCGCGCCGCACCAAAGAAGAAATCGAGCGAGGCCGCCAGTGCAGCGTACCGGGCTGCACCAGGCCCTGGGCATCGACGTTCAACGGCCGGCTCTGCGCTCTGCACAACAACCCGCCTGCGCCATCAATCCCGGTGCCGATGACCCCGCCAGTCAAGCCCTGGTGCGAAACCGAAAAGGATGAATGATGGCTACCCGAACTAGCGGAACCACGCGCGAGAAGGCATGCGAACTTGTTGCCGCGCTCATGAAGGGCGACCGAACGACACTTGAGCTTGAGGGGATGGTGAGCATGCGGCCGCAGAATATCCGGCCCTGGCTGGACGCAATGCATGATGCCGGCCTAGTTCGGCGCGCGTCACTGCGCAAGGTAGGCGAGGGAATCAAGGGTGCGTTCCCCATCGTTTGGTCATGGCAGCGGGTGCCGTTCGAATTGGATGACTTTGCGCCATGAGCGAATACGAGCGAGGATTCATGGCTGGAGAAATCGATGCATGGAGAGGCCGAGGGAATGCGCTCCCGAAGGCCCCGGAGATCATCGGTGACCGTATGCGCGGCTACTGGGACGCCCGAATTCCGAGAAATCCGACATGGGCAATCCAGCGGCCAAAGTCGAAGATGCAGTGGGACGAGGCGCAAAACAAATATGTGGGGCCAGCATATGCCTGAACCGAAGACCGTAACACTGATCGATGGCCGCGAGGTGCCGTCCGATTCGAAGGAATGGCGCAGCGAGTGCCTTGCTCGCGATAAGCACGTCCAGGCCATCCTTCGCATGGTCGGGCGGCAATACCGGGGCGCTCGTGAGGCGTACTGCGCGAACGTCGGCATGCGCGAGGGCGCCGAAGCTGAACGCAGGCTGCGCGGGCGCGTGCGGGCTGTGTGGCCGAAGGGGATGGACAAGTGAGCGAGAAGCAGACATTCATCCTCGCTCACCAGACGGCCCGAGCGCGCGCCATTGAGGCGATCAGGACGGCGCCGGATGGCCGCGTTGTGGTCATCAGCCAGCCTACCCGGAATCTGGCGCAAAACGCGCGCCTATGGGTGCTGCTGGAGGCCCTGTCCAGGCAAGTCGTTTGGCATGGGCAGACGCTCACATCCGAAGAATGGAAGGATGCATGCACCGCAGCCCTGAAGCGCCAGCGCGTGATCCCCGGAATCGATGGCGGATTCGTTGTCCTGGGCCAGCGCACCAGCCGCATGACGGTGGGTGAAATGGCGGAATTGCAGGAGTTCGTGGAAGCGTTCGGTGCTCAACAGGGCGTAGACTTCGAACAGGGAGTATCGGCATGATGACGATCAAAGACATGGAAATGGCCCGCACGGCTGTGGCGATCCTGAGGGCGCGCGACAAGCTGCCCTGGTGGGCATTCATCCGCCGCAACCGGCTCATGGAGCGCGCCAGGCGCATCGCGCTCGTGCTCCACGCGAGGGATATGCCATGAACGGCAAGCGCAGCGGATTCGCCGGCCAATGGCAGCCAAAAGAGGCGAAGCAAATCGAGGGTGAAATCACGCCTAGGCCCACGGCCACGCCGACCGCGATTCTGGAGGCGATGGCCGAACTCCCGGACGTGTTCCGCGTGAGTCTGCCTGCCCGCACTCCGAACTCGCCGCACGCCGAGGACGCTCGCGGCCACAAGATTCGGCAGAGCGCCCGCAACGAGGACTGCGATATCCGCATCCCTGGTGGGTGCAACTTCAACCCCGCGACGACTGTATGGTCACACTTCCCGGGCCTCGCTGGCGGCCGAGGGATGGGCCTGAAAAGCCTAGACGTTTGCGGGGTCTATGCGTGCTCATCTTGTCATGACATCGCGGATTCACGGGCTGTTGCCCCGGGCGGCATGACGCGCCAGGACGTAATGCTTTGCTGGCATGAAGGACACTTGCGCTCGCTGGTCAAGCTGCACACAAAGGGGTTGATCTAGCGAAAACCGCTTGACAAGACGGGATCGCCACGACGATACTGTAATCACTGAGCGCGAAGGGGTCGGCAGACCGAAAAGCGAGATAGGGCTGCCGGAGAACTCGCCATCCTAACTAGCGTCAGTAATGGCTCACGAGAACAGAACGTGCGCGGCCGGCGAGCGAGACTAGCCGGCGACACTGATCCCATCGATAAGGGGATCACGAACAACTACCGGAGAAACCATGAACCTCGTTCCCGATTACATCGCCCCCATCCGCCTTCTCTCGGGTCATCACGACGACACCGGCGCCACGGGGCAGGGATGCTTTATGGATGTCATCGCCTACCTGAACGGCGAATCGCAGATCACCGATCATTCGCCGTGCGTGCGCATCACCGTGCGGCCGATGGCGATCAAACTCAATGACTTTGGCAACGACGAGCAGCGACAGCGCCTGCTTCCTTTTGTCATGCGCGCCATGGGCAGTGCGACGATGAACAAGGAAGTGCTGAACCGCGACCGGGCACGCCTTCGCCAGTACGGCACCGAATGTCAGGAAATCATCAACGCATGGCGCACCGAACTGAAGGACGCCTACGCCTACGCCAACGCCTACGCCTACGCCAACGCCTACGCCTACGCCTACGCCAACGCCTACGCCTACGCCTACGCCAACGCCAACGCCTACGCCAACGCCAACGCCAACGCCAACGCCAACGCCAACGCCAACGCCAACGCCTACGCCAACGCCTACGCCTACGCCAACGCCAACGCCAACGCCAAGAAGAAGGCGATGGAATTCATCGGCCCGAAGCGCGACGAGTTGAAGGCAAAGCTGTTCGACGCCGGACTCCGCTACCTGGACGAAGTATTGCCGCCAGCCGATGTGCCAACAAGCGAAGTCCTGGCGCGCGCCGAGAAACTGCGAGACCTAGCGACGGCATAAGCAAGACCCTTGGAGCCGGCGCAAGCCGGGCCTTCAAGTCTGGAACTCTAGACGGACTGATCGAGAAGCAGGCGGCGCCGCCGGATTCAGCTTATCGATTCGTTGCGAGACAAGCGGCCGACGCAAATCGGCGGCGGGTTCCAGACTTGAGGGAATGCGCAGGCTGATGCGATGCAGTCCAGGGCCTCTTCGGAGCCACGCGATGGCGGTTCGGTATTTCAACCGGCCACAGGTAGACCGTGAAAATGCCGGGCATCAGCACCGGCCCCTCTTCGATCAGGCGGGTTCGATTCCCGCTCGCTTGCCGAGATTTGGTGAAGGACGAGGTTCGATCCCTCGACTGGGCGCAAGCCCTTCGGTAGTTCTCTGACGGGCAGAGAGGCATGGCAGGGAGGAAAGACTCCCCTGAACGACTGAGGCGGCAACATTCAACCAACGACAACCACCATGAACAAGCAACAATCCCAAGCCTTCGCATCCGTCCTGTGTCGCGTGGTGGACTACTGGCACACACGGGCCACCGCCGAGCAGGATGCCCAAACTGCTCACGTCGGTTCGCCTGTTGCGGAGAGAATCATCGCCGGCCTGAAAGAGTCCGAAAGCCGCGTTGCGCAAGCCCTGGAGGCCGTCAACCTCGACGCCGAGGACGAAAGCGGCGAACCGCATCATGTGGGCTGACATGAGCATCAGCCTCCGCACCCACAAGCGCCGGGCCTGCGCCGGGATGACTCGCAGAATCGAAGCCCTTGGCAGCCATGTCGTTAAGTCGGGGTCTAGAACAGAGTTTTGGCTGAGAATAATTACATGGGGGATCGACGAGGGCCGTCTGAGAAATCAGGATCGGCGGGAGTTTGCCGGCGCGATCGATGTCAACCCGAAACCGGATGACGTCTATTGCCACCCTTTCATAAGATGAGCCTACAAGTTCGGCCGATCACTCTCCGCGCGGCCTGCGCATTCGTCGCCAGCAGGCTCGGCGATACCGTGGAACTGCCATGAGCGGCCAGACTATGATTTTCATCAACCCACGCAGATTCGGGAAAACCCACGCAGCAGCTCACGCACAAGGGATAACGGTAGAGGAATTGCAGGATAGACTCAGCGAAATTCGACGCTCGACATCGCCGAGGGACGCCAGCGCGCCCGGCCTGAGCCTACCGCGCACAACCCGTTCCCGACCGGCCCGGAGCGCTTCACGCAGAACCAGTGCCCGATGACATTTCCACCACCGCAACAGGATTGACCATGAAAATCGGCGAAATCAAGAAAGACGGCAGCATCGTCAGTGTTGAGCTTACCTTTCATTCGGAGGCCGAATGGCTGGAACTCTGGCCTAGAGTAGTGGCGACCTACGAAGGCGAGGGCGCGAAGATCCGCGAGTTCACCCTGAGAATCCGTTGCTCCCCGGGAGGGCGAGAAGACTTCGAGGCATGCGGCGGCGTTCTCCCCGAGGGCGCGACCGATGACGATGGTTCCCGGGAAATCACCGCCGTTGTGCTGTGCGGGGTGGACGACATCACCACGGAATTTCAGTCCGCAGCGCTTCGGGATCAAATCATCAAAAATGGCGCAAGCGAGGAAGTCGCCGACCGCGTTCTCTCGAAAGTCAAGTGGCTGTCATGAACCTCCGCACCCACAAGCGCAGAGCCTCAGCCGGGATGGCTCGCAGGGTCACGAAAGCCACGGAAAACGGGCTGCGCTACGGCCCAGCCTGCCATCCATTCAGGGTTCGCCTGCAATGGTGCTTCACCGAAACTAACCCGTGGAATCCCGCGCGCCCCACGATTTTCCAGCGCGACGCAGCCCGATACGACTACACACGAAGTGTCCCGCGCGGGCAAGAGGCCGACCGTTGAGAAAGGCAAAATCAGCCCATCGCTACTGGATCGGCACCCTAGGCACGCTCGGGGACGCCATCAACGCAGATTATGCAGGCCGAGCTACGTTCAATGACAAGCGCACCATCGAGACGCGCAAGGCCGGCTACGTCGCTCAGGTCACAGCCGAGCGCGACCGCGCCAAGTTCCCGCGCAAGCGCAAGTCGCGCAAGTAGCCGCTCAGCCATAGAATAGACACCCAGCCGCCGACAAATGCGCTATAGTCAAACCATCATGAACGCAGCCACCGTCACCCCTCGACAGCGCCGCACCCAATCGGGGTGTGGTGTGGTGGCTCGCACAGCAGACTTTGACTCTGCCAGTCTCGGTTCGATTCCGAGCACCCCTGCCGCCCTTCGATTGCGACTCAGTACCTTACTGAGCTATTGACGCTTCACCACGGAGCGAACGCCTATTCGGTAGGGCATCGGGCTGTAACCCCGCAGTCTGCACACGCAGTTGAGGTTCGAATCCTCATCGCTCCACCATCAAGGCATGCGGCGCTGACGCAATCGGTAGACGTATCGGCCTCAAACTCCGAGTGATCATGGTTCGAATCCATGGCGCCGCACCAGATACCCGCCCAGGTGGCAATGGAAATTGGTACACCTACCGGTCTTAGAAACCGGGCTTTTGCGAGTTCGAATCTCGCCCTGGGCACCATCCCAACCCCAAGCGCCATTCCCGCCATAGAATAGGCCATGGGCCGACCAAGCAAACTAACCGAAAAGCAATGGGACGAGGTAATCCGCAGGCACCTAGCGGGCGAGAGTATCAGCAAGCTCGCAGGTGAGTTTGGCGTCGCTCGCTCGGCTATGTCGGAAAAGGTATCCGACAGGGCGTCAAAGATAAAAAGCGCGGCAGCAAGCATGCTGGCAGGTGAGCGCGCACTCCGCGACTTGCCGGTTTCCGACAGAACGCATGCAGTAACCGTCAGGAATCGGTTATCCGTTCTGGAGGATATTTACCTCCAGGTGGCCGACACCGCCGCACGCAACGCGATGCACATGCACAACCTCGCGGCAGAGCAGAAACAGTACATGGACGATGCCGACCCGCTGGGGCAGCCCGCGTCCAAGGCGGCAGTGAAGTCGTTCACCTCTCTGACGGCGGCCGGAAACCTCGCCATGGTCATTCCATCCACGCTCCTGAAGGCCAGCCAGGAAGTCCGCGCTGCCGAGGCGGCAAACAGTGCCCCCGAGCGCAAAGTGATCGTGATCGATGGCCCGGACAGCTGCTGATACCCGCGTCAAGTTCATAAAGTTCCACGCTGACCAAGCGCGCATCTACCGGGCGATCAAGGGCCAGACTAGGGCGCGAATTGTGCTCCGGGCCGGCCGGCGCTACGGGAAAACCACTATGCTGGAGGAGATGGCCGCCAATTGGGCCATCAAGGGCGAACTGGTCGGGTGGTTCGCGCCGGACTATAAACTCCTGCTCCCGTCCTACAAGCGCATTCTCAAGCGGGTCAAAGACCTCGTTATCAGCGCAAGCCGCACGGACGGCATCATCGAGCTTGAGGGCGGCGGATCAATCGAGTTCTGGACGCTAAACAACCCGGATGCCGGGCGCTCGCGCCACTACCATCGGGTCATCATTGACGAGGCCGGGCTGGTTCTGAAGGGCCTCAAGGAGATTTTCCAGCAAGCCATCGAGCCTACCCTGCTGGATACGGGTGGCTCCTGCTACGTGGCGGGCACTCCCAAGGGCGCCAGTGAGGATTCGTGGTTCTACCTGATTTGCACCGACCCAAGCCAGGGATTCACCGAGTTCCATATCCCGACGCACCTCAATCCCCACCTGAACGCTGAAGCGCTGGCAGACCTGCGCGACAAGACTGACCCGGACGTCCACGCCCAGGAGTACGAGGCAATCTTCATCGACTGGCGCGGCAAGGCATTCTTCAGCCTGGACAAGTGGCTGGACGACAACGGGCAGGCGTTTGACGTTCCCGCCAAGGTGGATACGGTCTTCTGCGTCATTGACTCGGCCGTCAAGGATGGCTTGGAGCACGACGGCACCGCCTGCACCTATTTTGCTCTCCAGCGCCATCCGCCGCCAGGCCAGCGCCGGCTGACGATCCTGGATTGGGACATCATCCAGATCAAGGGCGCGATCCTGGAGGACTGGCTACCGTCCGTCTATCAGCGCTTGAAAGAGCTTGCCGAGCAGTGCCACGCCCGCATGGGCGCCCAGGCGCCCTACATCGAGGACAAGGCGTCCGGGACGATCCTTCTCCAGCAGGCTGAGCGCCGGGGCTGGCCCGCGATCCCGATTCAAACTGACCTCGTGCAGGCCGGCAAGGATGGCCGGGCATTCATGGCCTCCGGGCCGCACTACCGCAAGGAAATCGGTATCACCAAATTCGCCCATGACAAAGAGGTGAGATTCAAGGGGGTGACGAAGAATCACCTCATCTCGCAGGTTATGGGGTATCGGATTGGGGACAAGGAGAGCGCTAAACGGCCTGACGACTGCTACGACACCTATGTTTATGGCGTATCCCTGGGCCTAGGTGACGGCGCGGGGCACTAATGCGAGAATCCCCGCCATGAGCATGATTACCATTTCAACCGCAGCGGGCCTCACCACGGGGTTGATGGATATTCTCAATGCTGAGGAGATTGTGCCTGGGTCGATTCCCGGGTATTCGACTTGCAAACTGCTGTGGACAACGCATGTTCTCGGTGGGAAAATAGTAGAAAAGGCTGTAGCCCTTGCCATCGGCGAGCCCCGGAAGATCAATGTCCCGGGCGCGCTAGAAGAGGTTCTGGTGAAGGCGTTCACCGACGAGCACGAGCGCCTGGGCGTGGACAACCACGTTCGCGACGTCATGCACCTGTCGCGCGCCTACGGAGCCGGCGCCGTGGCCTTTGGCCTGCCGGACGTGCCCACGGACAAGCCGATTGACCTGTTCAGTCTGGCGAGCCGGCCCGACCTGTACTTCAACACGTATGACCCGCTGAACCTGTCGGGCTCCATCGTCACGAACCAGAATCCGAACGCGCCGGATTTCCAGAAGCCGAATCAGGACATCACGGCGGCCGGGCAGCCGTACCATTCGAGCCGCACGCGAACCGTGTTCCACGGCACCCCGGTGTACCTCGACTACCAGTCGTCCAGCTTCAGTTTCTCGGGTCGCTCGATTTTCCTGCGCGCGCTGTACCCGATGAAGTCGTATATCAACACCATGATCCAGAATGACATGGTGGCGTCGAAGGCGGGCCTGCTGATCGAGAAGGTGCAGCAAAACGGCAGCATCGTCTCAAATCTCATGGACAAGGCGACCGGCCGCAAGCGCAACCTGCTCAAGGAGGGCGGCAACAATCAGGTTCTGTCCATCGGCCAGAATGACGCCATCGAGTCGCTGAACCTACAGAACATCGATGGCGCGCTGACCATGGCGCGGGACAACATCATCGCCGACATTGCGGCGGCCACGGACGTGCCAGCGATCCTCATCAAGGATGAGAGCTTCGCCAAGGGCCTCGCCAGCGGCGATCAAGACATGATGGCCGTGGTGCAGACGATCAGTGCCATCCGCACGCAGACGAACCCGCTCTACGAGTTCTTCGACAAGATCACCATGCACCGGGCGTGGAACCCGGAATTCTTTGCTGCGCTGCAAAACGCCTACCCGGAAGAACTGGCCGGCAAGGATTACAAAACCTGGTTCTACGAGACATGCGACCTGTTCGCCAGCGAATGGCCCGACCTCATCAAAGAAGAGGAATCGGTCAAGACCGAGCGCAATGCGAAGAAGCTGGATGCCGTGCAGAAGCTGCTGGCGACCGTTGCGCCAATCCTCGATCCAGTCAATAAGTCCAACCTCGTGGCATGGGCGGCCGAGGTGATAAACGACATGCCGGAATTGTTCTCCGCCATGCTGGTGATCGATCAGGATGCCCTGGCGAGCTATGAGCCTCCGCTGCCAACTGCAGGCGGCGCTCCGGGCGGCAAGGACGAAGGCGGCGGCAGTGGCGACTAAGGCGCCGACCTTCTACCAGGAGGTGAGCGCAGCAATTTCGCACTTCCAGGCGTTCGGCTTCACCTCGCAAGCACAGCTTGACCAGTGGGTAGGCCGCATCCGCCGCGCTGCCCTGCTGCAACTCAAGCCACCGGCCGAGACGGAGCGCGAGCTCAAGCGCGTCCTGGGCGACCGCTACAAGCACCTGGTCACGAAGGCCGGCATCCTGAACTCCATGCCTGAGGTGTCGCGCTATACGCTGGAGAAGGTCAAGCCGAAGCTGCGCAAGGAACTCGACCGCCGGATCATGGCGAGCGCGAACCTCATCAGCCTGAACCGCCAGGAGGCGGTGAGCACGACGCTACGGCGCTTCCAGGGGTGGGCGACCGCCATTCCCCCGGGCGGCTCGCGCGCACCCGAGGCAAAGGCAGACAAAGACCTCATCCGCAAGTCGCTGGCGAAAATGCCGTTCGAGGAGCGCCGGGTCATCATCGATCAGACGCACAAACTGGTGGCGGCCATTCGGGATATCACGGCCACCGATGCGGGCGCCATCGCGGGCATGTGGCATTCCCCGTGGCGCCGGCCCGGCTACGACTACCGCGAAGACCACAAAGAACGCGACGAGAAGATTTACGCCATCCGAGGCAATTGGGCCATCGAAAAGGGGTTGATGAAAGCCGGGCCAAACGGGTATCTCGATGCCATCGACGGCCCTGGTTTTCTTCCGTTTTGTAGCTGCCAAGTGCAGTATCTGTTTTCCCTGAGTCGTCTGCCCCCGGAGTTTCTGACAAAGGCCGGAATGTACGCCCTGCCCGTGAAATCGACTGCCAAGGCCGCGTAAGGCACAATTGAGCGGATGGCCGAGCAGACTAACCCGAACCCGACCGGCGCACATGCGTCCGGGATCATGTTCATTACCCCGGACGGGGAAACGCTGCTACTGCGAAGGGGTGAAGGTGGAGACCATGCAGGAACCTGGGCATTCCCGGCCGGAAAAATCGAACCCGGAGAAAGCCCGGAAGAAGCAGCCCGCCGCGAAACCCGCGAAGAATCAGGGTATTCCTACGAAGGCCCCCTCACACGCATTCACGAAGATCAAGGATTTGCTACGTTCCTGGCCCGGGGAGTGGAAAAGTTTGAGGTCACGCTCTGCGAAGAAAGCACCGGATACGCTTGGTGCAAGCCCGAAGAAGCCCCGCTCCCGCTCCACCCCGGAATCGACCGAGCATTCCGAATCGCTGCCGCTCATACCGAACTCGACGTTGCTACCCTAGTCCGCGACGGGGATTTGCCCAGCCCGCAGCCGTTCTCCGGTTCGGTTTACTTCGCTCTGCGGATCACGGGCACCGGGCACAGCTACCGCAGCGCCCACGATGAGCACGCATGGCGCGACCCCTCGATCTACCTCACCCCGGATTTTCTGGCGCGCTGCAATGGCCTGCCGGTCATTTGGCTGCATACGGAAGGCCCGATGCTGGACGGCGAATCGCTGTCAAAGCAGATCGTGGGCACCATCATGCTGCCCTATATTCAGGGCGATGAGGTTTGGGGTATTGCGCGCATCATCGATATGGACGCCGCCAAGCATATGGCGAGCGTCCAATTGAGCACGTCCCCGAACGCTGTATTTGCTGAATCTAGCGGGAATGTTAAAGTACCGCTCAAAGATGATTCGCCCCTCCTGATCGAGGGCAATCCTGTTCTGATTGACCACCTCGCAGTATGCGAATTGGGAGTTTGGGACAAAGGTGGCCCGCCAATGGGCGTTCAAGTCGATCAACTGAAAGAGGTTCAATCCATGGCAGGCGAAACCAGCGACGACAAGACGGGTAAGACCGAACTGTCGCTCAACGACATCATGACGGCGATTTCCGCCATGGCCGATTCGACGAGCAAGCTGCACGCCCGCCTCGATTCGGTCGAGAAGAACATGCCGGCCCCGACGCTGAACTCCGCGTCCGACGCGAAGAAGGATGCGGAAGAGGCCGAAGAGAAGGAAAAGGCCGACAAGGCCCGCAAGGACGCCGAAGAGGAAAAGGTCAAGGCGGACGCGAAGAAGGACGCCGACGACAAGGAAGCCGAAGAGAAGGCAAAGAAGGACGCCATGGACAAGGAAGACTGCAAGGCCGACGCCGACCCGGAAATGTACGCTGACGCGCAAGCCAAGGCCGATTCGGTCTATCAGCTTCACTCCAAGTCGGCCCCGCGCCCGATGGACGGCGAGAAGCTCATGGCCTACCGCGCCCGTCTCGTTCGCGCCATGCAGCCGCACTCCAAGACCTGGGCCGGCGCCAATCTGGCCGCCATCGGTGACGCCGTGGCATTCAGCCATGCCGAAGCCGCGATCTACGCCGACGCCGCAACCGCCTCGAACTTCATTGGCGCCGCGTCCGGCGACGGCCTGCGCGCGATCCGCCGCGTCGACCCGGACACCGGCCACAACGTGACCACCTACGCCGGGCGCGCCGGCGCATGGTGCGCTGATTTCAAGGCGCCTGCCCAACTCGCAGATGGCGGAATCATCCTCAAGGCGAAGCAAAAGGGAACCATCTAAATGTCTGCCACCTCTGTCGCATTCAACCCCGCTGCGACTACCAACGCAGCGGGCCTGTTCTCGGTCACGGCTACCGGCCTGATCCAGGGCACCTCGTTCGATGACCCGGTTTCTCGCTTCCGCCTCGCTGGCGGCACGCTGGCATCGACTGAAACGCTCGCCATGTTCGGCGGCGTTGGCATTCAGGAGAACATCGCGGCCGGTGGCTTCAATGCCCTGGGCAACCCGGTGGGTCGCGCAACGGCACAAACCAACCTGACGGGCTTCGCGGTCTTCGACCAGAACGGCGCCGCGATCAGCTCGCCGCAGTCCCCGGTTCCGGTGACGCTGATTGGTGGGCAGGTCAACTTCTACCGTCTGGGCGTCTCGGCCGGCGCGCGCCTCGTCCTCGCCATCGACCCGACGCTGATTTCGCTGGACGGCGGCCTCATCACGCAGCAAGTCTCCTGGGACTACACGAACCAGAAGATTGTGGCCTATGACTCGGTTGCCGCCCTGCCGATCAAAATCCTCAGCGTGCAGACCGGCCAGTGCAAGACGGTGAGCTACACCAGCGCCACCAGTGTCGCAACCTGGGTCACGTCGGGCAACGCCTGCGCCATCGTTCAACTGTAAGGACAAGCCACCATGGCAAGCATCTTCCCGGCCTACATCCAGGCGCATCCTTCCTACACGATGCCGGAACTGATCCTTCAGTACCAGCAAGTGTCCGGCTTCACCGAAGCTCTCGCGGGCGGCGAAGTGATGCCGCGCCTGGGCGTGGGCGATCTTCAGGTCTATGCAAAGGCCATCGAGGTTCGCACGCAGATCGCGGCCGGTCAGACGGCATACAACCAGCTTCCGAGTCAGGTTGTCGAGGCGAAGATGATTTCGACGCCTACGTACCTGATGCGTGCGCGCGCCGAGTACGACCACCACGACATCCAGCAGGCCGGCGAATGGGGCGTGTCGCTGGCCGATGCCCAGCGCCTGGCGATGCGCCAAGCCATCTTCCAGCAAATCCGCACGGCGGCTCTGTTCGGCATGGGCGGCGCAGGCGAGGGCCTGCTGAACACCGTGGGCGCGACGACCGCGAACCTGCCGGCCGACTCGAACGGCAACACGACGGTTTCGACCTACGACAACGGCCAGATGGCGCTGTACCTGGTTTCGCTGATTTCGGCGCTGAAGGTGCGCACCAATCAGATCGGCATGAATGTTCGCATCAACATCATGGCTCCGCAGCGCGTGATTGCTACGTGGCAATACCAGAGCATCGTGCAACTGACGCAGTTCCAGCGCAACGGCGCGGGCGTCGAGACCACGGCTGGCGTGGTCGAGAACATCCTGGAGCGCAACGGCGACACGATCACGTTCACGGTGGATGACACCCTCATCAACGCCGGCAGCGGCGGCACCACGGACGCGATCATCATCAACATGCCCGAGTTGAAGAAGCCGGTTGGCCGCTCGCGCATCAATACCAACGTGTTCGCCGACCTGTCGCCTGGCATGACCTCGGCGGTCGTTCAACTGTGCGACATGGTTGCTCCGAAGGAAATCACGGTTCCGCTGCCTGGTGGCGCCGTGGACGTGCTGTCCGAAATCCGCGTGACGCCGGCATGGGCGATTCGCCCGGAAGTTGTCACGATCCTGAGCGCAGGTTTCTAAGGTTCTTGGTTGTTGTCTCCCTCACTCTCCGTGAGTTCGCCCCGGCCACAAACCGGGGCGTTTTTCCATCCGCCGTGCGGTAATATTGAGGCCCGCAACCATGAGTGAGACAACGCCATGAGCCTGTACGTCTGCAACGCCACGCCGCGCCCGCACCACCTGAACTACCGCATCCCTGGCGATGAGCGCGTCTACGAACGCATCATTTCGCCGGGCACGCAGTACAAGGTTCCTCACGAGGAACCGCAGCAGGAGCCGCGATCATCAAGCAGCTTGAGTCCTACGGGGCAGTCAAGCCCTCCAAGGTCAATGGCGACCGCCATTTCTCGGGCCTGATCTTCTCGGAGAAGGTCATCCCGCTGGACGCGATCCGCGCCGGCCTGTCGGAGATTGACTCCAACGCCATTGCGCGCGCCCTGGAGCATCGCACGGCGGCGGCCCTGGGCGGCGATGCTGTCGCCGCCAAAGAGGCGCAGGCAGCCGGCGCCACGGCCAGCAATTTCGAGGTCGCAGTGGTCGAGCAGCCGCGCCCTGGCGTCGATACGCAAGACCTGCAAAAGAGCACCATCCAGGTCAACCGCGAAGGCATGAAGCCGCGCAAGAACTCGCGCCGTAACTGAGTATGCCCGACCTCGCGCCCACCCTTTCGCAGGCTTCACGACCTTCTGCCAGAACGTCGCGGGGATCACCACGGACGCGATGCCGGCCGATGATCCCGGGTTTCAGGACGCACTGACGTATGCGCTGGCGTGGGTGCCGTGTGAAATGCAATGCATGAGCGGGCTGCTGTACACGGCCTGCGTCTATAACCTCGGCGTCTCGCTGTTGCTGAACTACCAGCCCGACCAGCCGGGGAGTTGCTTCTTTGCCAATCTCCAGAAGCAGTACAAGATTGGCAATTTCGTTGCGGGCGTGGTGTCGGCATCCTCGGATGAAACCACGTCGGCAACGCTCACCGTGGGAACGCAACTGGCGAACCTGAGTCTGTGGGATTTGCAGACGATGGCTGACCCGTTTGGCCGGCGCGCGATTGCCATCATGGGTGAGTGCGGCCCCGGAGTGTATGGACTGTCATGACTGAGCTGGCCCTGGGTGTCATTGACGTACCGCACCTGGACGACAGGATCACCACTGGCGACCTCGCGGAGATTCTGGAGGCCAAGTATGACCTTTTCCGGGGCTTCTACGAGATTCACGCCGAAGAGATTTCGAACGTGCTCGCGGAAAGCCTGGAGGGTGCGCTTGAAGACCTGACGGGAGCCGGGCATGTGCCAGAAGACCCCTACTACGAAGGGTGCGAGCGCATCCGGGAAATGTTCCAGAAGTGGCTGGACACTGGCGAAGTGGAGAGTGCCGGGCTAATCGGCGTGCCCACCCAGGCCGCACTGAAGGGCATCAATCACCGCAAGAGCAAATTCCAGCGGGGCGCGCGCAGGCCGTCTTTCGAGGACACCATGATCCTACGTGACTCCCTATCGGCCTGGGTCGAGAAATGACCACGCTCCAACAAGGCGCAGCCATGGCGGGTGCCGGCAAGGGCGCCGTACTGCAAGCTGGCGTCGATCAGATTTCGGAGCAGCAGCAATTCACGTTCACGAAGTATTCTCGGCTGATCCTGCCTGCGGATGGCTATGTGTTCTGGGCGCCCACCGCGAGCCTGAACCCGAACGTGATCGATCCCTCGCTGACGTTCACCGCGCCCGGCAGCCTGCACCTATCCCAGCGCACGGAGCAGAACCTCGACAGCACGGTATCGCGGCAGACGGTCATCTTCACGGCCGAGCAGCAGATTCTCGAATTCTCCGACATGGCGGACACCGAGTTGTTCTTCATGACGCTGCCAAATGGCTCGCTGGCCGCGTTCTCGTCGCAGAACATGAGGTACGACACATCCGACCTCTGGCACTACGCCGGGGTGGCTGTGCTGCCCTACGAGGCCAGCCAGATCGTCGCCACGCCGGCCGACGTTCTGACCAACGGCACCATCGTCTCAAACTCGCTGCCCATTTGGATGGCGATGAGCACGACGGCCCTGCCAATCTACCCGTCCGACCTGTCCCCGATGAATCTCGTGCCGCCCTACATCACGGCGGATATTCAGGGCACGCAGGCGCTGACGATGGCCCCGCTGGTGGATTCCCTGTCCGGCCAGGCGCAGCTTTGCAAAGAAACCGTCGTCTTCACCCTGTGGGGCTGCCGGAACAATGACGCGCTCGATTTTCAGTCGGCCATCCTGGCGAACTCGATGCCGGACGATGCACCCTATGGGACGATGACGCCGCTCGTCCCGGTTGACTTGAAAAAGCCCCAGCCTGAATTTGCGATCATCGCGCAGCAAAAGTCCATGACCGTGGACGTCAACTATCTCCAATCCCGCACGCGAGATATTGCCCGCCAATTGATCCTGGAAGCGTTCATCACAGTTTCCGAAGGCTAGTCGAATTGCCGCGAAAGCGCACTCCGCCTAGAATGCCACAACACCCCGAAGTACGACTTCAGAAGGATAGACCATGCCCCAAGGCCCGATTCCCGTAACCGTCGCAACCATTCCGAACGGCGCCGGCTTTTCGCAGGCCCCGCTGCAAATGGACAAGACCGGTAACCTGCTGACGGGCGCCGGCTCTACCAGCGTCCTCAACAAGACCGCAGGCGCCAGCATCATCAAGGCGACGGCCGGTCGAATTTCGAAGGTCATCGTCAACACGGCGGCATCCACGATTGGCAGCGTCAGCGACTGCGCCACGACTGGCGCGGTAGCCGCCTCGAATCTGGTGTTCGCCATCCCTGAGACCGTGGGCGTCTACCCGGTGGACTTCCCTTGCGCGACGGGCATCGTCCTGACGGTTGGCACGGGCGGCGTGGTTTCTGTCAGCTACGACTAAGCGAGGGGCCTAGCCCATGTCGAATAACATCGTTGACTGCACGGTCTACCAGCAGGTTGCGCCCGCGCCGAACCTCCTGCAGCAGACTGGCGCATTCGTCTCCCAGGGCGGCACCACGCTGACGGCGGGCACGTATTCGCTGCTCACGCAGTTATCCGACCTGACTTCGCTCCTGAAGACGCCGCTGACGATCACGTCCATCGTGTGGGCCTCGAACGTCGTCACGGTGATCACGGCGGCGGCGCACACGATCCCGGCCGGCGATACCGTGCTGGGCACGATTTCCGGTGCCACGCCCACGGGCTACGATGGCACGTTTGCGTGCACCTACGTCAGCACGACTAGCTTCACCTACCCGCTGACCACGAACCCGGGCACCGAAACCGTCGCCGGCTTCTTCACGCTGAACGCCGTCAACGAACTTGCCTCGATGGGCAACACGTTTTTCGGCCAGGGCGCGATTCAGGCGGTCTACGTCTACGAACTCGGCACCGGAACGGCAGCCCAGGGCGTCACTGCGCTGAGCGCCTACCTCGCAAGCCCCTCGCTGCGGTTCTACCGCTACCTGTGGCCGATGGAGTGGGACACCGAACCCACCGCACCCACGCTCGCCAAGCAGTACGAAAGCACCACGAGCACGGTCTACTTCCACCAGCAGACCACGCCGGCCACCTACACCAACTGGACTTCGGTTCCGATCAAGTCCATGTACCTGACGCTGGAGAGCCCGAGCGCGCCCAGCGCCGAGTTCAGCGGCGCAGCCGACTTCTACGTGCAACTGGCGACCTCGCCGGGCTCGACCTCGCTGGTGGCCCCGCTGTCCTTCCGCTTTGTGTCGGGCGTCACGCCTTACACCACGCTCACCGGCCCGCAGATCACCACGTTCACGGCTGCCGGCCTGAACTGGATCGGCACGGGCGCGGAGGGCGGGATCAGCAATACGCTCATCGTCAACGGGCAGAACGGGGATTTGAATCCGGCCACGTACTGGTACTCGGTGGATTGGACTCAGATTCAAGAGAACTTGGCGATCAGTAACGCCGTCATCAATGGCTCCAACAATCCCCTGGCGCCTCTGTACTTCAATCAGAACGGCATCAATACCCTGTTGAAAGCCGCTCAGACGGTGATTAACAACGGAATCGCCTTCGGCATGTTGAACTCGAATGCGACCGTTACGGCCGTACCGTTCTCGACCTACGTGACGGAGAATCCCTCAGATTTTGCGGCCGGTCGATATGCGGGGCTTGCGGTGACGATTGTTCCGAACAGGGGCTTCAAGAAGATCGTGTTTACGATTGTCGCCTCGAACATCCCGACGGCCTAAAGGATAAGCAATGACCGTGCCAATTCAGCAGGGAACGCTCAACCGGCTAAGGTCGAGCGTCGTTTTTGCCGACTTCCCTGAATTGACGATTCAGGCGTCGAACCTCACGAAAGAGGGGATTAGCATCTCCTTTGAGGGCGCCGCGTCTCAAAACCTGCCAACGATGACGGGCGTGGTCGGATCGCCTGAGCCGTACCAACTGGTGAACATCACCATCCACGCGGTTCGCTCGCAGGCGCTGGCGGATTCGTTCAAACAGCAGATCGAGACGGACACCCAGATGGGATCAGTCAACGTCATCGCCGATACGACCACGCTTTCCGATTACCAGATCGAAAGCTGCGTCATCACCAACGTGGATGCTCTGGCCTTTGATGGCAATCAGCCGGGGTTTGTGATTCACTTGTCCGGTGTTTATTATCTGAACGCGGCCCTGTGGGCGGCTAGCTAGTGGTGCGCTAAACTAGGCGAGCCCCGGCAGGACTGTGAATCCTCCGGGGCTCTCATCATTTCAGACGTGGAGGCGTCCTCATGACTGCAAGTACTTTAACCCAAGCTCGACTCAAAGAGCTTCTCAGCTACGATCCGGAGACGGGAGTCTTCACATAAGGAATCTGAGGAGTGTCAGTCAATCCGTGAACGCTCAAAACAAAAAGCGTTCACACTCCAACTCGAAATTGAAAAAGTTAGGGGTCAGCCAAGTGTCTCCGGGAAGCTATTCGGCGGTCATTCACCTAAACGGGGAAAAGATATACCTTGGGTGCCATCCAACCGCAGAGGAGGCTCACGCAGCATACCTCGCAGGAAAAAGAGAACTTCACCCTGGAAACACGCTATGAACATCACTCGTGACATGAAGATCGTCATCCCGATTGACACGGAAAAGCACGGGAGATGCTTCGTTTACTCGCTCCCATTGGCGCGCGTGGTCTTTGAAACCTACGTTCTGGAGTTGGGGCAGACCTATTCCCAGGTGTTCAGTGGCTACGATCCTCGTCATGTTGCAATGACAGCGCCTCAGATGGCATATGCCGTCCTCAAGGCTGTATCCATCAAGATGGGGACGTGGGAAGGCCCCTCGGGCGTTCAGGCGGGGCTTGTCAATGAGATTTCTCGGCTTACCCAGGTTGCCTACGCTGGCGAGGCCGGCTGGGAACGGCTCCCCCTAGAACTCGCCCTGAAACGCGAGATTCTGGACGAAGACAGTCACGCCGAGGTCATTTCGTCGCTTTGTTTTTTCTTTCTAGCCTGTCGCGTTGGGCCCAAGACTCTGATGGAGCATTCCCTTCTGGCAGCGGGCTCCCCGAGGGACTGGCAGGCTACATCCTTGGACTTTTCGGCGTACCTCAATTCTTTGCCGACCTCGACGCCGGAAAAACCTACGACGAAGAAACGCTCATCGGTCATCTCCTGACGAACCTGCAAACCGTGTGGTTCAAGGAACTCATGAGTATTGATGCGCCGTCGCAGTTTGCCGATGCGCAGGAGTTTCGGCAGCGGCACATTCTCAAGGCGCTTTCCCGCAAGGGCATGTAAGGCGACAATACCGCGATGGCCCAGCGCAAGATTATCGAAATCGATGTTCAGGACGGCAGCTTCAAAAAGTTTGCTGCGGCGTTTGCTGCGTTTGGAGCCGCAGTCAAGGATGCGATTTCGGACGTAGGCGACCTGGACAAGGCGCAGGCGAAGGCCGCCAAGACTGGCGCGAAGCAAGCCGCTGCCGAAACCAAGGCTGTGGATGGCAAGCGCGCCAAGCGCAAGCAGGCTGCCAAGGAATCCGAAGATCAGGCGAAGAAAGACTCCGAGGCCGAAAAGAAGCGTGTCGCGGAGGAAAACCGTGTCGAACTCAAGCGCAAGAAAGATCGCGCCGATGCGGTCAAGGCGAACAAGGAAATCGCCAAGTGGACGGCCGACGTTGCCCTGAGCACCGGCCGGGCGGCGCTGAACTTCGCCAAGTGGATGACCATCGGCGGCCTGGCGGGCGGTTTCGGGCTGGGGTCGCTGGCATCCTCTGCGTCCAACGCGCGCCGGCAGTCGCAGGGCCTTGGGATCGACTCGGGAGAGCTTCGCGCCGCACAGGTCAACTTCGGGAAGTACATCGACCCGGAATCAATGCTGGGCGGCATCGCCGAGGCTCAGTCGAGCTACGGCCAGCAATACCGCTTCGGTCAACTAGGCGTGAATGCGGCTGGCAAAGACCCGGCCGCGCTGCTGGCCGAAATCCTACCGAAGCTGGTTGACAAGTTCAACGCCGTTGGCGGCAAGAAAGAGGCGGCTGACGCGATGGGCCTGACCGCCTTCGCGAGCATGGACGACCTGCGCCGGCTGTCAAAGTTGAGCCGCGAGGAGCTTTCCAAGACCATCGCGCAATACCAGAAGGATCGCGAATCCCTGAAGGTTGACGATTCCGTCAATCAGGACTGGCAATCGTTCCTGGTGGCGATCCACCGCGCCGGGCAGGTCATTGAGACTTCGCTCATCAAGCACCTTGCCGTGCTCGCGCCGAAGCTGGAAGACTTCGCCACGGCGGTCGCCAAGAGCATCGATACTTTCCTGAGCAACCATGATCTAGCCAAGTGGCTTAATTCTTTCGCGCTTGGAATCCAGAAGGCTGCGGATTACCTGGGAAGTGACAAATTCCAGAATGACATCGCCAAGTTCATGGCGGTCATCAACAACATGGTCAAGTTCCTGAGCCGCTGGTTTGGGGAAACGCCGGAAGAGGAGTCGATTCGCCTCAATGCGGCGGCGGCAAAGTCTGTTCAGGGGTATGCGGAAGACGAAGACCGCGAGGCTGATGATGCGCTGACGAGATATCGCGCCGGGAAGACGGGCGGCGGCGCTGGAAGCCACAACCCTGGCAATCTCCGGGTTCCCGGAAGCGCGTCGAAGTTCCAGAGCTTTGCCAGCGATGATGCTGGCCTGCGCGCGATGGCCTCGCAGCTTCAACTGTACGAAGACCGCGACAAGTTGGACACCATCGCCAAGATCATCGCCAAGTACGCGCCGGCCAGCGAGAACGACACCAAAGCCTACATCGCCAACGTGTCTCAACGCACTGGTCTTGGCGCGGATACGCACCTCGACCTGCACGACCCGGCCACGCTCTCCAAGGTCATTGCGGCCATGACGAAGCAGGAAAATGCGAAGTCCAACTTCACGGCGGAAGGCGTCAAGATCGTGATCCAGAACAACACGGGCGGCAACGCGCAGCAGACCGTTGCGGCGCTGGGCGGGGGCTGATCCATGTCGATCCAGGACTTTCGTCGCTCGTATCAACTGGCGCCCATCGTTCTGGTGGGCGGCATCGCAAACAACAACGTCAACAACGGGCAGATGACGATTCTCGCGCTCACTGAGGGCATCGAGACTGTCAACTATCCGAACCTGGGCGACTACTTCGCGCACTTCGAGCCGCTTCCGGGTGGCACGCTGGTGGATTTCTCGCCGGCCGAATACCCGTTCGCGTCCATGAACATGGCTGCAAACGCCATGCTCCAGCAGGCTTTGAAGATCAGCCTCAAGATGATTTGCCCGGCGCGCACGGACTCGAACAACTACGAGTCGATCCAATCCACGATCACTCGGATTCAGCAACAACTGACGGCGCACATTCTCGCTGGCGGGACGTTCACGGTTGCCACGCCGGCCACGATCTACAGCGATTGCCTGTTCACCACGCTCCGCGACATCAGCAACGCGGGGGACAAGAAGGTGCAGGGAGTGTTTCAACTCGATTTTGTCAAGCCGCTGATCACGCTCCAGGCTGCCGACGCCGCATTCGCGAATCTGTATGCCAAGCTGGATGGCGGGCTGCCCGTGCCAAATCCGCCGACCAACAGCGGGCCTAGCGCGGCCATCGGCAACGCCACCACGAACCAGCCTGCGCCGGCGCAAAGCAGCGGAACAGGGCCTGATTGATGGCGGCCACCCTAGTTGCATTCGCGCCGTCTCCAAGCGCCAATTTCCAGTTTCAATTGACGCTGGACGGGCAGCAGTACGTCGCCATCTGCCGATTCAACACGTACCGGCAGGACTACTACGTGTGGATCTACGACACCTCGCAGACGCTGGCGCTGATTCGCCCCGTCGTCGGCTCGCCCGACAACTACGACATTTCAATCACGGCGGGTTACTTCACGACGAAGCTGGTCTACCGCGTGTCCACGGGCAACTTCGAAGTGGGCGGCTGACATGAGGGCCTACTGGCTTCGCATGACGAAGGACGACGGCACCGTATTGAAGCAGTACGTGAGCCAGAACCCTGACGGCTCGAACAATGGCGCGGCCCTGAAAGTCGAGTTCGACATTCCCGCCTATGCCTACGGAAGCCCTGCGGCCAATGCGCACATCAAGGTGTCAGGCGTGAACTACGCCGACATCCAGCAGTCCTCAAACCTTGCGACCGCGAACACCGATGCGAGCGGCCCGCGAGGTGCCGACGTCGAGTTTTGGGGCGGCATGGCGAAGGGGCTTCCGCTGGCGAATCCCGCTCAATACGGACTTCTGCTCAAGGGCCAGGTTGTCCAGTGCTGGGGCAACTGGCAGGGCCGGGAAACCTCGCTCGAAGTCATCGTGGCGTACAAGCCTGGAACGCAGGCGCAACCGGTCAATCTGTCGTGGAACTGGATTCAGGGAACGACTATGCAGGTTGCGATCACGCAGACGCTGCAAGCCGCCTACCCGGGCGCTGTCATCACCGGCACCCTGAGCGATGCCCTGGTCTACACGGAGACGCAGCCCGGCAACTATCAGACGCTCGACCAGTTCGCCCGGTACATCGTGGACACTAGCCGCGCCATCATTCCCAGCACCACCTACGTGGGCGCGCAGATCACTCAGACGCCGGCCGGGTTCTACCTGTACGACGGCACGAAAGACCCGGCCGCGAAGGCGATCAGCTACTACGACCTGATCGGCGCGCCGACGTGGCTGGACGTGCTCAACATTCAATTCAAGTGCGTCCTACGGGCTGACCTGAAGGTGGGCGATATCGTGACCATGCCGGCCGGTACGAACGCGGTGAACGCGGAGAACAACTTCTCGCAGTACCGTAACAAGAACCCATTCCAGGGTACGTTCCGGGTGAACAACATCCGGCACCTCGGAGACAGCCGCCAGGCTACGGCGGACGCCTGGGTGACCGTGATTGATGCCTCCTCGAATGTCGGGACGACCTCATGAGCGCGGCCATCAAGAAACAGCTTGCGCTGACGCTGACGCGTATGGTGGATGGGCGCGCAGCCGATAGCCAGCAGATCGAAGGCCAAGCGCTCCCGTGCTCTGTCGTCGCGGTCAATGGCGCCGTGGTGACGATTGCGTTCGAGGTGTCGACCAATGGTCAGACGCTGCCGCAGGTGACATGCCCCATTGCGGAGAGCTTCTACGTTCGCCTGCCGATCCAGGTGGGCGACAAGGGCTATGCGCTGCCTGCGCGCGCGCGCATGGGTGGCATCTCCGGCCTGGGCACCGGGCTGGCGCCGCTGGTTGTCCCGTCAAACCTGGGCGCCCTGGTCTTTCACCCGGTGGGCAATGCCTCGTGGGCAACCATCGATCCGAACGCGGTCGTCATCAATGCCCCGAATGGTGCCGTCCTGCGCGACTTCGGCGGGAATTCTATCGTCACCATCGACAGCGGAAAGGTGAAGGTTCAGCAGGGATCGACGACGATTGTCATCAGCGGCGGCGATATCACCATCAATGCCCCGAATGCGCTATCGATCACCTGCCCGTCGAATACCATCAACGGGCCTTTGACGGTCAACGGGAATACCTCGATCACGGGCAACCTGAGCCTGACGGGGAATTTCTCCGCCAGCGGAACGACATTCAGCATCTCTGCGCCGACAATGACGATTTCCTCGGCGGTCGCAATCACGGGCTCCCTGTCGATCAACGGCAAGGACTTCACGAGCCATGAGCACTTGCCCGGCACCTACAAGGCCGGCACCACGTCGATTACCGGCGATTCGGGGACATTGGTATGAGAATTTGGGGCCGCGACGCCACTGGCGCATGGGTTGCAATCACGGAGCCGAGCTATGTCCGCCTGACGCAACTCGTGCAGACGCTGAAACTCGAACTCGGGGAATCGCCGCTATATGGGCAATCCGGAGTGCCCTCCCAGGTTTCAGTGAATACCCAAATCGCCCCGGACGCTGCTGTGGCGAAGATTCAAGCGCAGTTCGCCCAGTACTTTGCCAGCCTGACGGTTGCCCGCGACAATACGCAGGTGACGCCGACCTATAACCTGTCGGTCGTCTTCCTCGACGGAACCGTCATCCAAGCCACCGTAGCCACCTGATGCCAACAATCACCACCGCAGGCGCGATCCCGACGCCACTGGCCGACCTCAACGCGCAACTGATCGCGGTGGCGACCGGAATCGCCCCGGGCCTGACCGCGAACCTGCCGGGCACGCTGATCGAAGATGTTGCCAGCACGGACACGGGCGCGCTATCGATCCAGGATCAGGCGGCAGTGGACTTGCTCAATGGCGTTTCCCCGCTCACCGCGAATCCGTCCATCGTCATCCAGCTTGGCGAGGTGTACGGCGTCCAGCAGGGCATCGGATCAAACACGAGCGTCTACGTGACGTTCACCGGGACGCCCGGATTCCTGGTCAATCAGGGTTTCCTGGTTGGCGATGGCACGTACCAGTATTCGGTTCAGGACTCCGACCCCGATCCCCTCGGGCGGCGTGACAGCCCCCGTCTACTGTCTCGCGACGACGGCGGGCACCTGGGCTGTCCCGGTCAACACAGTTACCTCGCGAGTATCAAGCGTTCCCAGCACAATCGCGCTGACGTTCACGAACGCCTCGACGGGCGTCCCGGGCGCGGCAGCGCAGACGATCCAGGACTATCAAGCCCAGGTCATCCAGGCCGGTCTTTCGACGGCGCAGGGAACCCCGCAGTTCGTCAAGACGCAACTTCAGCAGGTGTTGGGCGTTCAGGCGCGGCTGATTTCGTTCCGGCAGACTGGCGGCGGCTGGCAGGCCATCGTCGGCGGCGGCGACCCGTATTCCGTGGCGGGCGCTCTGTATTTGTCCATGCCGGACATCAACATCCTCCAGCCGGCCGCGACCGATGGCACCACGGAAACCGTGGCGATCTACGACTTCCCGGACACGTACAACGTCACGTTCGTGGTTCCCGCGCTCCAAACGGTGGGCCTGGGGATCACCTGGAACACCATTGCGACCGCGAATTTCGTGGCGCCAGCTATTGTTACGGCAGCGGTTCAGCCCGCCATGGTGGCCTACATCAACAGTATCACAGTGGGCCAATCGATCAGCCTGCTCCAACTTCAGGACGCATTCATCACGGCGGTGTCTTCGTTCATCCCGGAGTCGGATATCTCGAAACTGCAATTCGTGGTGACGATCAACAGCACCATTGTCGCGCCGGCCACCGGCAGTGTGCTTATTTCTGGCGACCCGGAAAGCTATTTCTTCACGGCAACTGCGGATATCGCAGTTAATCAGGGCTGATGCCGTGAGCGAGGTTACTGCCCAGCTTGGCAGCTTCGTCTATAGGCAATATGCCGACGATCCGAATATTGTCGCACTGAGCCAAGCATTCAACCAACTTAGCCAACAGAACCTCGACGATATCAACGGGTATCAACTCCCGATCTATCTCAACCAGTCCGGCGCGCTGCTTGACTGGTGCGCCACGTCGATCTACGGCATTCCAAGGCAGAACCTATCCTCCGGTGGCCCGCGCCCTGTGGGGCCGCTGAATACCGCTGCACTCAACACCGAGCCGCTGAATGGATTCGCCTCCGTCAATAGCTCACAAACCTATCTGACGACCGACCTGATTTATCAGCGGATCATTCAGTGGAATACGTTCAAGGGCGATGGATACCAATTCACGACGCGCTGGCTTAAACGCCGTGTTCAGCGATTCCTGACGGGTCAGATTTTTCCTGACCAGACGTATCAGGTGAGCGTCCAATTCGTCTCGGCTACCCACTGCGTGATCACAATAAATTCCTCAGTTCGATTCCTGACAGGCGGCGCGTTCTTCAACGCAAACGATTTCAACCAAGACGGCATGTCGCTGAATGAGGCGGATACGACGGCGGTTGTCTACACTGATACTACGCTGGCGCAGGCTTTTCGCGCGGCAGTGATTTCGAATGTCCTCCTGTTGCCATTCCAGTACCAATATACGGTGAACATCGCATGACCATTTTCGTATTCACCAACAACGCAAAATCGACCGTTGCGGCGCCAGTTGCTCCGGGCGACACGACGGTGATTCTGTTCACGGGCTCGGGGGTATTCTTCCCGGCGCCGGCTGCGGGGCAGGCATTCCCGCTGTCTCTGCTCGACCAAGCCACGGGGACGGTGCGCGAAATCATGTACTGCACGGCACGCACAGGTGACGTACTCACGGTGACGCGCGCGCAAGAGGGTACGTCGGCCGGAACCTGGGTCATCGGCGACTTTGCAAACCTGTTCATCACCAAGGGCATTGCGGCAGCCTGGGCGCAGACGGCGGCCATTGCGCCTCAGGGCGGCCCCACCTCCACGCGACCGACCGTCCCGACGCTGTATCAGACCTACTTCGATACCACGCTGGGCCTGCCGATCTTCTGCACCCAGGTTTCCACGCCCATTTGGGTCACTGCCTCAGGCGTTGCCGTATGACCACCCTTCTGTACAAGAACAACGCCGCCACGACGCTGCAAAGCGGCATCCCCGCGTCTTCGCTGACCTGCGTCCTGGCGGCCGGCACGGGCGCGCTGTTCCCGAATCCTACTTCGGGGCAGACGTTCTACATGACGTTTCTCGACGCCTCGACAAAGCTCATCAACGAGATTGTCCAGGTTACGGCGCGCTCTGGTGACGCGCTGACCATCGTTCGCGGACAGCAGGGCACCACGGCCCTGACCTGGGCGGCTGGCGACATTGCCACGCAACTCTGGACGATGGGCGACCCGAACAACTTCGTCCAGAACGATCAGCTTCAGGCTGGGACGCTGCTGCACGCTGTGGGCGCTGGCACGGTCAACAGCATCACGGCCACGCTGCCGTCCGGGCTGACGACTGTCCCGGATATGTTCGAGTTCATCGTGGAGGCGTCTGGCGCGAATACCGGCAATGTGACGCTGACCCTGACGCTCGGTACGCTGGCGCAGACCGCGTATCCCATCCACAAGTTCGGCGGGTCGAATCTGAACGCGGGCGATATTCCCGCTGCCGGCTACCCGATCCAGTTGGTGTACTCGGCCACGCTGGGCGCCTACATCATGACGAACCCGGCGTCCGGGACGGCGGGCAGCATTTCGGGCGGCGCGGCGAATGACCTCCTGGTGCAGACCGCGCCAGGCACGACAGGGTTCATCACCGCGCCCACGGTGGCGGGCTCCGTGCTGACGTTCCTCAGCGGCGTGATTCAGTGGGTCACGTCGGCTGTGGTGAGTTTTGGGCCTGTGGGTTCGCCGCGTTCTGGTGCCGTGAATCCACAGGCGGGAGACTATACGGCAGCCATGGTTGGCGCGGTGCCTGCGGCCTCTCTACAGCCCCCGTACGTCCAATTGGCGAACCCTGGCTACATCGCGCTTCCGAATACCGCGCCCGGCAATGGATTCATCGTCCAGGGCGGAAGCGGAACGATTGGTTTCAACGTCGCCACCTCGATCACCTTCCCGAAGCAATTCCCGAACGGCTGTTCATCGGTCGTCGCATCGGGAAACAATCAATCGGCGGCCATTCGCGTGGACTCGATCACCCAATACGGCTTCGTCGTCCAGGGCGATATCTCCTACGTCTCGTGGATCGCCACGGGTTGGTAATATCCCCGATAATTCACAGAACACCCTGAGGGCACCATGACCGCTTCAAATCCCGCAAATCAGGTCGGAAACCCGGCCGCCGCGATTCCCGTCTATATCGTCGGCGCTGGCGCCGCCTCCGGGGCCGCGCCATTCACCGGCACCAAGACCACCACGACCGCAGCGGTTGAGCTTTCGGCGCAGGCGGTCACCAGCGGGGTGTTCTTCACCGCACCCTCGACCAATGCGGCGGCCATCGAAATCGGCCCCGTGGGCTTGACGACGGCCAACGGATATCGACTGGCGCCGGGCGCCACTTCGCCATCCATCCCCCTCTCGAACCTGAACCAGTTCTACCTGATCGGCGCGAACACATCCGACGTGCTGACCTGGGTGGGAATCTGACCGATGAAAAAGCTCGCCCTACTTCTCGCCTTCTTCTGCGCGCTCGCGGGCGCTCAGACATTCCCCGTCAACAATCTGACGGTTTCCGGGACTTCATCGTTCACGGGCACCATGTCGGGAACTGGCCTGACGACCCATGATGCGGGCGTAAACCACGTTCAAACGGTCTTGAACGTCGCCGCGTTGCGCGCGTTGTCTTGCGTGCCTGGATTGGTCTACACCGATCAAGGATATTACACGTTGGGGGACGGCGGGCAAATGACCTATGTTTGCAACGGCTCTGATACGACGACACCCGACAATGGTGCAACGATTCTTGCCGCCGCGAATTCGTTCCGTTACTACGCGCAATACACCGGCCCGTTCAATGTGCGGGCCGCTGGCGCGAAGGGCGACAATTCAACGAACGATTCTGCAGCGTTTAACGTGGCGTTGAACCTCGGGGTGACAGCGTATATCCCGAAGGGCAATTACCTCGTCAATTCCACGATCACGCAGAAGTTCAACGTTTACGGCGACGGCTCGAATATCTCGATCCTGAAGCCGTTCTCCACGACGACGGCGGTTCTCACCTATAACCCCGCGCCAACTAGCCCCTACTGGACGTATCACAGTTCTGTCAAGAGTCTCGGATTCGTCAGCACCGGCACGATGGCCGGTGTTGGATTCACGTTCGGCGCGACGACGCAAGCCGCATATACGGCGGGCATGGAATACGCGAACAACGTCGATTTCTACAATGACAAGTTCTACGGGTTCCAAAAGGGGATTCAATTCCCGTTCGGTAACATCGGTACGTCGTTCTATGATTGCGGCTTCACCGCCAATTATTACGGCGTGTATTCTATCGACAACAAACAGTATCCGGCAATCAGCGGTTCCAACGCGATGCACGCGGGGAACAAGTATTTTTATAGCGGGGAATTCGATCAGAACGTCATCGGTGTTTACGTCAACAACGCGACATCCGGTTTTGGTGGTGTCGATTTTTATTCGACGATCTTCGAAAACGAACCGATCAATCAATATATTTACTCGTCGCAAGGCGATTTCCCTGACCCGATTAACTTGAGCAATCCGTGGGTCGAAGCCTACGCCGCACTGGACGTTACCCCTGCGGGAGGTTTCGTTGTCGGCGGTTCGTACACCATCGCATCGGTGGGAACGACGAACTTCGGCGCCATCGGCGCGGCGTCGAATACTGTCGGTGTTGTATTCACCGCGACCGGCGCCGGCAGCGGTACAGGAACTGCCACGCCGACGTCGATGCCGCTCGACGTATATACCGGCGCGACGCCCACGCCCACAATGTACGCCGTACATAACACCATCATTGACGGTGCAGGCATGACGATAAATGTCAATGGCGGTTTCTTCGGCGATACGTATTTGAAGGCAACATCATCGCGCGTTCTCGACACGAACAGTCACGTCGAAACCTTCCCCAGCTTTGGCGGTTTCCCGTCGCAAGTCGACGATGTGAATTCGCAAATCATCATTTATAACCCGGAGACGAGCGGTGGCGTTCCGACAAATTCGCGAACCATCGTCAAAGGCAATTTCCGCCCCATTACTTACAACGTCACGTCGGGCGCGAACTCATCGCGCGCCGCGTTCGTGTCTCACCGCTATAACAAGCTCGGCGGTTCTTACGGCGGTTCGGGGACGGTCGTCAATTTGACAGCGGCGAGCAATCTCGGAAACGGGTCGTTCACAGTCACGGCGGGCACGACAGCGGATGGTGTCATTTACGGCACCGCAAATACGTACTCCGCGCCGTTCACGACGACTTCGCAGGATACCGCGTTGATCGCGTCGACTCAGTCGATTTCGGCGGGGCAATGGTGCGCAATGACGGTCGACGTGAAAGTCACGTCTGGTTCTCCGCTGTTCAATTCCTGGGATCGCAACACCAACCAGATGTATTCCCAACTCGCGATTCCTGAATTGAACCAGTGGTACACGATTGGCGCATACGGATATTTCCCGAACGCTGTCGCGACGTACTACGGCCTGGACGTTGGAACCGCAGCGGCTACGACCGCGACGTTCGAATTGTCGGCCTATCAATTCCGTTGTTTCAACACGCAACGGGAAACGCAAGATTTCCTGGAGTCGGGCGTATACGTCGGCCCGTAACGAAAGGTTGACCATGCGCACCCCTAGAATCGACAATACGGGAATGCCCGAAGGGCCTCAACCGAAAAGAGTGATGCCCATCGATCCCAACAGCAAGGCCGTCAAAGAGGCCCTCAAAGAGGGGCTTCAGGAATGGCTGAACGACCAGATGGCTGAATTCGGCAAGTGGTCGCTTCGCACACTCCTGGCCTTGTTCGTGGCCGGCATTGTGTGGCTGGCGCTTGTCTCCAGCGGCTGGAAACACCCATAGCAATTGAAAGGCCCGCCATGCGCACAACCGACGAACCGACCGAAACGAAGCCTTGGCAACCGCTCGGGGAGCGTGTTGTGCGCCAAGCGCCCAAGCCTGCGCCTGGCGCTCCGCCACCACGCGGCCCTTACGGCGTCATTGTTGGTGACGACGGCAAGCTCCGCACAACCAAGAACCCGAGCCCATGATTACCGATGCTGAATCCCTGATCCGCGCCGAAGAGGGTGTATCGAACCCAGTGGAGCTTGATACCCTGGGATTTCCCACGGGAGGAATCGGCCACAAGGATTCGACGCTCGTCGTCGGAACCGTGCTCTCCGAGGAGCAGATCGCTGCATGGTTCGCGGCCGATTTCATTTCGCATAGCGATGGCATCAAGGCCCGATGGCCTGCGTTTTACACGCTCGACCCCGTACGACAGGCCTACGTCGTCAGTGCTGCGTTCCAGCTTGGCGTTGGCGGCATCCTGGGCTTCCCGCATACGCTGGGATGCCTGGCGGTCGGCGACTGGCAAGGCGCGCATGATGGTGCGCTGGCGTCGAAGTGGCATCAGCAGACACCAGCCCGTTGCGAGCGTGCGGCGATGGCATTTCTGACCGGCGAATTTCAGCAGATTCTGGCGTGAGTGACGATACCCCGCCGCCGCGCCCGCCCTGGGCAGACATGCCGCGCGAGTTCTGGCAGATTGCATTTGCGGTGCTCGCGATTTTCCTGGTCGTCGTGACGTTGATCCTCCTGGGCTGCTGGGCGCTCCTGTCGGGTCGCGTCAGCCCGGAGAGTGGCGCTGGCCTCGCGGCGGTTGCGGGACTCGTGGGGGCTATTGCAGGGTATGCGGCCAGCAATACTCAGACAGTCCTGAGTACGATATTCGGCGGCAGCCTGACGAACCAGCACGCTCGAACGGTGAATGCTTCGGGCAGCACAACGATTAATGAAGCGCCGCCGGCAGTAGAATCAGACGGTCATACCCCTTAAAGGAATACCATGTCCATCGATCCCGCGCTCATCGTCGCCATTGTTGTCGCCGTCCTAGCCGTCGTCGCTTTCGCCATCCATCGCGCATTCCCGGCGCTGACGCTCAAGGGCGCTGTCGCTGACGCCAAGGCCGAAGTCGGCAAGGCGGAAACCGCGCTGTCGGCCGTTCAGTCGCGCCTCGACGCCTACACGCACGCCGAACTCGTCAAGCTGGCCGGCGCGATCATGGATCACTTGGCGGACACCTCAGCGGCAGAACAGCAGATCAAGGCAGGGCAGGCTACGATGGCAAGCCAAGCGCAACTGCTGGCTGCCGTGAAGGCTCGCGTGGCCGCTGCGACGATCAGCGCTGCCGTGTGATGTTCACGCGTCTGGAGCTTGAGGCTATCGCGGGAGTCATCCTCGTGATTGCCGCTTGCCTGGGGCTGCATTTCTACGATGCGCACCAGCAAGCGTTGGGCGCCGCATCAATCCGGGTCGCCGTTCAAGCCGCTACAGCCAAGGCCGTGGCGGATGATGCCGAGAAGGCGAAACAAACGGACGCCACGCAAGCGGCGAACCTTCATGAAGCAACCGCCCAAGATGCCGCGCGTATGGCTAATGCTCGCGCTCTCGATGCTCTCGCTGCAAGGGTGCAACACGGCACCCCTCGCGGTAGCGGTTCTGTCTTCGCCGCCGCCGCCGCCGCCCCCGCGAGCGCAGCCAGCGGCGTGCCCCCGGCCGGAATGGTGCGGGAGGAGTTGTACTTCTGGGCTCTACGGCGAGCTATCGACGCTTCAGAATACGCCGACTGCCTCTACACCGGCGGCCAGCTCTGCGATGCCAACTATCGCGCATTAACCCCGCCTCAATTGAGCAATCAGGGCGAATCGCGTACCATCCCGCAATGAATAGAGGGGAATATCAGTGAATATCATCCAGAAGGCTCAGGCGCTTGCGGCGCGGCTTCGCAAGGCCGTTGCGGCTGCTGGCGAGAAGATCCATTCGGCTGCCGTCGTTGCGGTTGTCAGGATCACCAACGCCTTGTTTGGCGATATCGTCCTGGCGGTTGGTCGATACCATGCCGAATGCTTCGATTCGGACGGCAACCTGCTTTGGAGCACGCCGTGCCCGAATACCGTCGTCACGGTGGGCAAGAACTACCTTCTGGACAACGGCATGGCTGGCAGCGCCTACACGGCGGCCTTCTACATGGGCCTCATCACCTCGACCAGCTACAGCGCGATCAGCGCGTCCGACACGATGGCCTCGCATGCTGGATGGCTTGAGGGCGGCGGCGCGAATGCCCCGGCTTACTCGCAGACGACTCGACCGACTGCGGCATGGTCAGCCGCCTCTGCGGGCGTCAAGTCGCTGTCTTCGGCGCTCACGTTCTCGATCACGTCCAGCGGTACTCTGGAGGGCGCATTCCTGACGACGGTATCCACCAAGGACGGCACCACGGGCACGCTGTTCAGCGCCGGCCTGTTCACTGGTGGCACCCAGCCCGTAACCTCCGGGAACACCGTGAACGTGTCCTACAGCCTCACCCTCACCTGATCCGGAGAGCACATGCCCGCCATGTTCAAGAACGGCGCCCGCGTGCGCCAAGTCATCACCCCGATCACCGGCCCTATCGTCCGAAAGGACTTGATCGGCGACGATATCGTCTACTTCGTTCTGAACGAGGCCACCGGCCACGAAGTTCCGCTGCCTGAAGGCGCAATCGAACTCGTGCCCGATCCGACGCCCGAAGCGCCGGCCGCCTGATCTTTCGGCGCTCCACAATGACCCCGGGCGCGACCTAGAGCCGCACCGGGGTTTTTCACATTTGAAGCCATGGCACAGCAATTCGAAGATCGCGTAGCAGAGAGCACGACCACCACCGGGACGGGGAACATCACCCTGGGCGGCGCGCTGACGGGCTTCCGCGCCTTCGGATCGGTGTGTAGCGTAGGTGACGTGGCATGGTACGCCGTGTGGGCCGTGGATGGCTCTGGGAACCCCACAGGCGCCTACGAGGAAGGGCTTGGCACCTACAGCGCCACCAACACATGGACGCGAACGGCGATCCTGCGGTCATCGAACTCGAACGCGGCGATCAGCCTGACGGGGACGAGCTACATCGGCATCTCGCTGCTGGGCCTCAAGGTGCTCCAGGCGGACGTCAATGGTGCCGTCAGTATGCCGCTCGCCAGCGTTGCGCCGCCTTCTCCGTCCTCGAATCTTTCTCTCTACGCGCAGAACATTGCCGGACGAGGAATGGTCAACTGGGAGGGAATCGCCGGGCGGTGGCAGTCGTTGCAAGCTGCGCTTTTTGGCCCCTCTGTCGCGCTGTACCTCCCGAACACCGGAACCACAAACGGATTGAATTTTGGCATTCCGTGGGTGGCTGGCGGCACGGTGTCGCATCCGACGCCGGCTACCACTTCGCCGGCCGTCGTCAACCAGATGAAGCGCACGCGCTTGGCTAATGTCGCCACCACCACGAATCAGGTGCTTGGCGAAACGGCTATGGCCTCCGGGGTTCAGCAGTATTGGCGTGGGAATGCGTCCGGCCTGGGGGGATTCTTTTTCTTCTCCAGGTTTGTCGTCGATCTTTGGCCTGCCGCGACCGTTCGCGTATTCGTGGGCCTGTCCGATCAGACGACTGCCGTCGTAGCGTCCGATACCCTGGCCGGAAATCTATGCGGGCTGCTGCACATCACGACTGACGCGGCCACGGTATTGAACTTCACCACGCGCGACGGCACGACGTCGAGCAATACCTCCATCACACTGACGGGCGCCATCACGGCGGGACAGGCATTCGATTTCTACATGTACGCGAAGCCGAATGATTCGACCATCTATTTCCGCCTGGACGATATCAATGCCGGTACGACGCTGATCGATTCGAGCAAGACGACAAATCTTCCGACCAATACGGCGTTCCTGGGCCCGCAGGTCACCATGTCCAACGGAACCGCCAATACGACGGTGACGACAACGGCCATCGGGATCGCGAAAATATATATTGAGTCAGACCGCTAGGGCCTTCATCAATGGCCCTGACCTATACAAACTACGACTACGACACCACGTCGGGCTCTCCGCTGGTCAGCGGAACCATCAGCTATACCGCTGGGCAGCCGATCCTCGTCTTCGCGGGCGCTCCCGCTACCGCATTCAATCCAACCATCAGCGACACGGCCGGACTTACCTGGTCTACGCTATCAACCCAGACTGGCGCAACAGGAACCGTACAGACGCGGGTGTTCCTGGCTACCCCCGTTAGTTCCGGCAGCACGGTCATTAGTCTCGCGAACAGCGCATCCGCCGTTTCGGGGATGCGCGTCAAGACTCACACGGGCGCGGGAACGCCCATCGTCGTCGGCGGCGCGGGGCCGGGGACGCAGACGGCATATCTGATTTCGCAGCTGGTGAATCCGACCTCGAACGGTTCGGCGCTGTACTTGTGGATCGCTTCGTCGGGCGCCGAGGCGGCTACACCCGCGACCCCGGGCAGCGGCTGCACGCAGATGGGGAGCAGCTACAACGCTTTCAACAATGCGAACTGGGAGCTTCTCCCGAGCGCGAATCCGCTGACTAGCAATGCGGCGTTCACGCTCTCCACGACGACCGCAGGCGGCTACTCACAAGACCTTGCCTGGATTGCGATTGAGGCGCCCGCGCTCCCAACCGGCCCGACGATCACGGCGCAGCCGACGACGCAAACCGTCAATGCTGGCGCAACCGCGACATTTAGCGTCTCCGCAACCACCAGCGGTGGGACGCTGACCTACCAATGGCAGGACAACAGCGGCGGATCGTTCGCAAACATCACAGGTGCCACCAGTTCTAGCTACACGACGGCCAGCGCGACCTATGCAATGCAGGGGTGGCAGCAGCAGTGCATTTGCACGGACTCCAATGGCAGCATCACATCCAGCATCGCAAGCCTACTGGTGGCGTTCAATCTTTCCGGGACGGGGATCAAGGTCACGTTTGGGGTAGGCTATCCGAGCGGCACGGCTCCAGTGGGGCTATTCATCGGCCCCAGCAGCGGCGGAACATTCAATCTATCGATTTCGGAAACCAGCGCGACCGCCGACACCCCTTCGTCGGCAATGGTTGCTGCGCCGGCCGTCGCGGAGACGGCGGCCACTTCCGATGCCCCATCGGAGAGTTCTGTAGACGCCGTGTCGTTGGCTGAAACTTCGGCAACCTCCGATGCTCCATCCGAAGTCATCACCACCGCAGCGGTCATTGCGGAAACCTCGGCAACTTCTGACGCCTCGACAGAGGCTCTATCGGCATCGCTGGCTGTTGCGGAAACCGCCGCGACCTCGGATGCTCCGTCCGAGTCCATGTCGGCCCCGGCCGCCATTTCAGATTCCGTTGCGACAAGCGATGCGCCAGCAGCTGCATCGGTCACTCCCGCAGCCATTGCCGAGACTTCAGCCACGAGTGACGCGCCATCCTATAGCACAACGCAGGCGCCAGTTATCTCGGAAACCTCCGCAACAGCGGACACCCCCTCGGCGGCCATGAGTGCATCGGCATTGCTGGCGGATTCCGTGAGCACGGCCGATAGCCCCTCGGCGCTGACCGGATTTTTCAGCGCCATAGCAGAAAGCATTGCGACGCTCGATCAGGCAACAGCATCGGCGATCATGGCGGAAATAATCGCAGAATCTGCTGCTACCGCTGATGGCGTCACGGAGGCGGCAATTAAGGCCGTATCGCTGGCTGAATCCATGTCATCGGCTGACTCCCCGTCACAGACCACGGGAACGCTGCTGACGATGGCGGAATCCGCTGCCACGGCGGATGCGCAATCCGCTGCCCGCATCGTCGCGGAATTGATTGCGGAGGCGATGCAGACGGCGGACGCCACGGGGGCAGCCGGAAACCTACTGGTCGGACTTAGTGAATCAAGTTCGGCGAATGACACCATTGCGGCATCGGCCGTACTGGCGGCCATTTTGCAGGAACTCGCCCAGGCGACCGATGCGCCGAACTCGATCCATAGTTTCAGCGCGGCAATCGTGGAATTTGCGGCGACCAATGACGAGACGGATTTCATCGTAATTGCCTACACGCTTCTGCGGGCGTTCATTTTCCCAGCCGATCCGCGCGTCTTCTCGTTCCCGTTCGAGACCAGGCTCTATACTTTCCCGTCCGATTCGCGGGCATACGCATTCCCCACCGATTCCCGAACCTACACGTTCCCCGATCCCAACTTCACAGGGGTATCCTGACATGCCATTCACCATTAGTTGCAACGGTGGGCGCCCGACGACCGTTCAAGGCCCGACGACTGACCTGGACTACTGCTGGGACTTGACCAACGTCATTGACGTCGGCGACACCATCCTGAGCGTGACCTGGCAAACGTCGCTCACCAGTCCGGGCGCAGGGCCGCTGGCTGGTGCTACGCTTACGACGGGGTCGATCATCAACACCGCGTCGCCAAAGTCGAATCTGGCCTACGGCTGGCTTTCGATCACCGACATGACGTTGATTGGAAAGACGGTGGCGGGAACCTGCTACTGGGTTACCGCCGATGGCCGTACGGATGAGCGAACGCTGTACTTCCAGATCAAGTACCAATGAATCGGAATCCCATGAACGACCAAAGCCTTTTACAGCAAATCGAGGCCCTGCTGCACATCGAGCGGGCTAGAATCGTCTCTCACCTCGCCGCCCTCATCACCTCCGCAAAGGAAGAAACTATGTCCACCCTTGACGACGCCATCGCCGCCGCAGCCGCCCAGGTTGCCACCCTGAACACCAAGGTTGACGCCGCCCTGGCTGCGCTCGCCGCCTCGGTCGCCAGCCAAACCCCGGTCACGCAGTCCGAACTTGACGCCATCGCAGCCATCGGCACTGCCGCGTCCGGCGAAGCCGCCAAGGTGGATGCGGCGCTCACCCCGGCCGCTGCGCCCGCACCGGCCGCCGCCGAGGCCCCTTCCGCGCCCGTGGACGGCCCCACGCCGACCGCCTGATACCTGACCAGCACGAAGCAAAGAAGGCCCCGGAAACGGGGCTTTCTCTTTTGGGGTCAGCTCCCCTCTTGCGCACCTTGTGCTGCGCGCTCGCGCGAGTTCATCAATCGCCTCGATCAACGTCGCTTTTGGCGGTAGGTTGGTTCGGCCGATGGTGTGACTGGAATACGTGGCGTCGCTTCGGAAGCCGTAGTACTCTGCGTTGATACCACTGCT